AGGTAACTGCTCATAGGATAGACGGAACGCGAACTTATCACGGATAGCGTCACGCGTGGGATACTCGTCGCGGTTGAACATCGCGCCCAACTTGGCTTGCGCGTCCATAACCTTCCAATCGTACACGTTGAGGAAGTCGTCAACCATGCGCCAACCTTCGTCGATCATCTCAGTCATAACTTCGTTGTACTTGAAATACTGCATGGTGGTGACGAGGCGTTGCCCATTGTCAGACCACGGCATTGTCATGCTGTAGTGTAGGTTACGCAGGTTACCTGCAAACTTTTGTAGTGCGGTGAGTTCGTCGCAATTACCAAGCAAGTTCTTGGTCACGTTGGCCACGCCCTTGTCCGCGGAGTTCATACTCGCCACATCGTCGGACGCTTTGTGGTCTTTCTTACGTGCTGTCCATATGGACATACTAAGTTCCACAGTCATAGCAGATGAAGCAATGCTTGGTGCAGATGCCTCGGGGGTTTGAAATAGATCGTTCATTGTCTTTCTCCAATTTGGTTGTTTAGGGATTTCCCTAAATGGTTAACGGGTCTTCTGGTTTAGATGTAGCAAGTCTTCCTTGCGAGTTACGAGAGTGTAGCCTTGTTTGGGGAGCGGTACTGTGCACCAACTGGCACGTTGCTCCGTGGCTTGGTATTCACCGCAGTCTAGGCATACGTTGTAACCCAGACGCGCACGTCGAACGCTGTAGTATTCACCACATCCGACACACTCAGGGATATGAGATTTGCGTGGCATTGTTTGACCTCCATGTTGATTTAGGGATTTCCCTAAATGGTTGATTGATGAACAGGGCGGACAGCCCCATTAGGTAGGAAACAACTCCGACCATACATATAACATAACACAAGTAGCGAGGAATGTCAATACGTGTCAAGAACTATCGTATGAGGGGTAAACGTGGTATGTACCATCATGTACCACCACGTAGGTCTGTAAGCCATTGATATTAAACGAATGTAGCAATGTAGCATTTGTACCATAACGATATGTATAGATTCTTTTAGGCCAGAGACCCTCTCTCTTACCCTTCAATAATAAGAAGATATATATACTTATAAAAGTGGTACAAATGCTACATTGCTTTGTTTTCAAGGACTTAGCCCCCATTTGCAGTGGTACACGAGTGGTACAAGTGATACATTGCTTTGTTTTCAATGACTTAGCCTTTGCGCAGGGCGTCACGCTGTTGGGATACTGGTATCGAGGTATTTAGGGAAGTCCCTAAACGTGACGGGGTGTTGTGTTACCCACATGGTACATGGCTAAACGTGCTAGGGCGTGGCGCAACTGGGATACTGGTATCAAATCATTTAGGGAAATCCCTAAACAAAAAAAGACCCGCCGAAGCGGGTCAGGTGAAGCATTATGGTATGATGCAGTGTTGGTATAGCACGTATTGTATCAGGGCGCAACATGCAGTGGCGTTACGCAGATGGGATACTGGTATCATTGGACATAAAAAAATGGCCACTCCAATTAAGGAGTGACCGAGTAGTTTATATTTTAATCTTCAATGTTTCCATTGCTGTTAAGATTGCCTTGCGCGTTGGTGTGTAATCTTTACCCAACTCAACACTATTTTTCTCAACCCAATTCTTTACGTTGGTTATAAGTTGATCACGCATCTCAATGGTTGTTTTGGTATCATCCTCTTTTAGTGATACCTTGTCACCTTCAACACCTTCGATCTTGCCAAGGTTGCCCTTAGTCTCAGCGTATACCTCTGGCGCTTGGCGTAGCATCAGTTGGTTCTTTAGGTCTTTAACCTCCGAGCCTATTGCCGTGCTACTATGGTCGCGGTTCTTGCCTTTCAAGATACCTTCAAACAACTCTTTCAATTGTGCGTATCCCTCTGGACTAGCGGTTGACTTGCCAGAGGCTAGGTTGTTCTTAGTAGGTGATACCGCTTCAGTCCATCGCATGTGTTGCTTCACTGTATCCATGTGTTTCGCAAATGTATCTTCAGCACCTAGCTTGCCACTCCATGCTTTTTTGATAGCGTCGATTGCTTGTGTATTCATTGTAATATTTGACATTGTATTGTCTCCATAAAAGATCGTAGGTCTTAATAGCTTCATTGCTTGCCTTCGATATAATCTTTATGCCATGATATAACGTGTTACACAATAGATAGAACCGCACTAGATGATACTATATGGCATTAGATACCATTTAGGGAAGTCCCTAAATCGAGCATACGTTGACCATACCCTACCCCCACCCCCCGCGCTGTCATGTGGGACTCCGTGTTACGTGTAGTAATACTAATACGGACAAATGAATTGCTATTTTTTGAAAACCCCCCACCCCTTTTTCAAAACCCTTGTCAAAAAATTTTTTGTACCCTATTATTACGTTATCGGTTACCAACCTGCGACGTATTATGACAATGAGTGCTACTCCAGAGCTAGGGATACCCCTAGAAGATGAGGTTAAGAAGATACCTCTACCAGAGCGTGCGTCAGCACTGGGCAAAACCGTTGACGAATTAGAGAAGTACGGTGTTGACCTCGAACCTGACGAGGTAGACAAAGAAGTTGCGGCTACTTTAGCCACTGCATACGCGCAAAACCCTGATAAAACGTCCAATAAAGTCACAAATAAACGTGCTGCGGTCCTAACACCCGCGTCTGTGCGCTTAACGAGCAATATTATCGACGAGTTTAACCACTCTGTTGTCGAATCTTCCAAGCAATTACGTAATTTGGTGACTAATAAGCTCGTGATTGAGTCCGAAAACCCTGATCCTCGTGTGCGAATGCGTGCACTGGAGCTTTTGGGTAAGATTTCAGACGTAGGGTTGTTCACAGAGAAGTCTGAAGTGACGATCACGCACCAAACCACTGACGACCTCAAGGAGAAACTACGTAGCAAGCTCGCAAAACTGGTAAATCCAGAGCCTGAGATCGAAGATGCGGTGGTTTTAACGCCTGAAGACCTAGATGTAGACGAAGAATTTGGGTTTGACGACGATGAATGACGGTTTGAACTTCAACGAGGCCGATATCGAGGTCATGCTAGCTAACTTAGACGCATTTAGCACTGAGGAAGTGGCTGAAATTGACCGTATGGTGGACGAACTACACGCCAGAAGCACTAATAAAGCCGCGTATGATGATCTCATAGAGTTCTGCAAGATGATGATGCCTGATTTTATAGTAGGTAAACATCATCGCATCCTTGCAGATATGCTAATGGGTATCGAACGTGGTGATAAAGACCGCGTTTGCGTGAATATACCCCCTAGACATGGTAAATCACAGCTTGTTTCTATCTTTTACCCTGCGTGGTTTTTGGGTAGAAACCCGGGTAAGAAGGTTATGATGGTGTCACACACCACAGACCTAGCGGTAGATTTTGGGCGTAAAGTACGTAACCTGATCGCTACAGATCAGTACCGTTCGATATTCCCTACAGTTCAATTAGCACAGGATAGTAAGTCAGCAGGGAGGTGGAATACAAATGTCGGGGGTGAATATTATGCGTGTGGTATTGGTTCTGCTCTGGCTGGGCGTGGCGCTGACCTACTGCTTGTGGACGATCCACATTCTGAGCAAGATGTAATTAACGGGAACTTTGGTGTATTCGAGAAAGCCTATGAGTGGTTTACATTCGGTGCTCGTACACGTCTGATGCCCGGAGGTCGTGTAGCAATCATACAAACGCGTTGGCATATGGATGACCTGACAGGTCGTGTTGTGCGTGACATGACACAGAACGAACGCTCCGATCAGTACGAAGTGGTGGAGTTTCCCGCCATATTAGACGTACGCAACAAGAAAACTAAGAAAGAAGTGCAGAAACCTCTGTGGCCTGAGTTCTTTGATCTTGAAGCCCTCCTCAGAACCAAAGCGTCAATGCCTACGTTCCAGTGGAATGCACAGTATCAGCAGCAGCCAACCGCAGAAGAAGCAGCTATTGTTAAGCGAGAGTGGTGGCAGGAGTGGACACACGAGCAGCCTCCGTCCTGTGAATATATTATCATGTCGCTTGATGCCGCAGCCGAGAAGCACAACCGTGCAGACTATACAGCGCTTACCACATGGGGTGTTTTCTTGAACGAGGAAACCAATGCTTACAATATTATATTGTTAAATAGCATAAAACAGCGTATTGAGTTCCCAGAGCTTAAACAACTCGCAATGGAAGAGTACCAAGATTGGGAACCAGACTCGTTTATTGTGGAGAAGAAAAGTTCTGGGGTGGCCTTGTATCAAGAGATGCGGCGTATGGGCTTACCTATATCGGAGTATACCCCTCACAGGGGGTCTGGAGATAAAACGGCACGTCTCAACTCCGTAGCGGACATAATTGCGTCCGAACTTGTATGGGTGCCGCAGACTAGGTGGGCAGAAGAAGTTGTCGAAGAGATTGCAGGATTTCCATTTATGAGTAATGATGACCTTGTAGACTCGACAGTTATGGCCCTAATGCGGTTTAGACAGGGAGGATTCATACGCCTACCAACCGATGAACCAGACGAAGAACGGTTCTTCAAACAGCGCCGAGGCGGATATTATTAGGGGATTTAGCTATGGCTATTGAAAAAGGATTATACGCAACCCCAGAGGGTCTTGAGGGCGATCTGGAAGGTGTGGAAGAGATGGATGTATCTGAATTGGAGATCGAAATAGTCGATCCTGAGTCGGTTACACTAGCAGACGGCGGCATGGAAATCACCATAATCCCCGGTGATGAGATGGATTTTACCGAATTTGGTATGAACTTAGCCGAGGTTCTGGATGAGTCGCATTTGCATGAACTCTCTAGTGATCTTGTAGGCCAAGTAGGGGCAGATATTGATGGTCGTAAGGACTGGGCAGACACATTTGTCAAAGGATTAGACGTTATAGGCTTCAAATACGAGGAACGTACGGACCCTTGGGAGGGCGCGTGTGGTGTAAACTCTACGGTTCTTGCAGAAGCAGCGATCAGATTCCAAGCAGAGGCTATGTCAGAGACATTTCCTGCATCAGGACCAGTAAAAACAAAGATTCTTGGTGAAGAAACCAAGGAAAAAGAAGAAGCCGCAGGCCGTGTAAAGGCCGACATGAACTACGAACTCACCGAAAACATGATTGAGTACCGCCCAGAGCACGAACGTATGCTCTACAGCCTTGGATTAGCGGGTTCAGCCTTTAAAAAGGTGTATTTTGACCCTAATTTAGGCCGTCAGGTTGCTATTTATATCTCCGCAGAAGACGTGATTGTGCCTTATGGTGCGTCAAATATTGAGTCTGCAGAGCGTGTAACGCACGTAATGCGTAAGACTAAGAACGAATTGAAGAAGCTACAAGCCGCAGGGTTCTATAGAGATATAGAC